CCAGCAGGTCCGTTTGGTTGATGAAATACGGCAGATAGATGCGGCCGCTCGCCCCCGGCGCGATGACCACGGTCGTGCCGTTGTTGGAGGTCACGACGTAGGTCTTGGTTGCCGGCGTGCCGTCGATGTCGAGCGCGGCGTCAATGATGTCGCCGACGCCGAGCAGCTTGACGGCGCTGTTGAAGTAGCCGGAAGCCTCCACCACCGAAGGCGCGTCGTCGGTGACGTAGGAGAACAAATTCTTGGTGCTCGGCGCGGCGACGTTCTCCACCCCGCCCGGCGCCATGCACTTCAGTCCGTTCGCGTCATAAGCCATGTCGGATTCCCTTCAGCTCGCGGGGCCCGCTTACGCGGCCTCGTTGATGGTGATGCGCTCGACGCCCAGATCGTCGATCAGCACCGCGCCCTGGGTCATCGAGGTGTTGGCGAGGTAGGATTTCTTGGTCGCCACCCAATCCACCGTGGTGTTGGCGTCCTCGCCGATGCCGTGACCGACCGACTCGCGGTCCCAGGCGTAGCACTTGCAGGTCGCGCCGGCCCAGATTTTGCCCTGGATATTCGGCGTCTTAAGCGGCATCGCATCAGGGCCCACCCATTGCGAGTTCACGAACTCCTGGATGGTGAGCAGCTTGCCCCACACGCCCCAACTTACGGCCACGGCGACGCGATCGGCCGAAACCGGAACGTCCTTGGCGCCAAGGCGCGTGACCAGGCCGGTGAGATCGGCGACCGCGAGCGCGGAAAGATTCTTTGAAACCGCGCCGCCGCCAGTCGCACCGTCGAGCACGTCGATGATGTGCTGGTCGCTATCGCGGCCGATCGCGCCGGACGAGGCGTTCACATAGCCGCGGCGTAGGTCGACGTTGGTGCGGAGCTGGTCGAACTTGTCGATGTAAATGGGCGCGTTGGATTCGATCAGCGTAACCTTGACGCCCGAGTGCGCCACGTTCATCGGCTGCAGCTCGCCGGCGCGGGTGCGGCCGCGCTTGGCGGCGCCCTTGCCGATGATCGGAAAGCTGACGTCCTTGCCCGGCATCTGCGTCGAGCGGCGGACGAGGTTGCGAAGCAGCGAGCCCTGACGCTGATACGCGTCGTGGACTTCGGCTTCGAATTGCGAAATCAGTGCAACGTCTACGGACGTATCGGGCATGCGCCCCTCCTGCGTTCAGAGGTCTGCGCCGCTCGTTTTGGGTGTCCGCTTCGCTGGCTTGGCCGGGTGTCCGCTGGTCGCTTGCGCCGGGTGTCCTTGCGGGCCGGAGTCTGCGGGCGGGCCGGGGCTCGTCGTCGTGGGCCGCTACGGCTGGCTGCTAAAGTACGGGCGGAAGCGTAGCCGCCCCCGCCCGCGCCTCAACGCACAGCCGCGCTCAGGCGGCCGCGCTCATCGAAGATTTGGTTTTGCCGGGCTTGAGCCGGTTATAGATGTCCGCGACTTTGCGTTGTTTGTCGGGGTTATCCCAATAGTCGGGCTCCGCCATGATCTTTCGCGCCTCGGCCTCCGAGCCGCCGGATTCCGAGCCGCCCTGACCCGGCGCGAATTTTTTTTCGCCGGCCTTTTCCAGCAGTGATTCCAGCGCCACGACCGTCGCCGGATTGGTCGCATAGGCTTCCAAGGCCTTGGCATCGTTCTCGCCCAGCTTGGCAACGAGCCCACGCCAGACATGATCGGCGCGCGCCGCGCCATTCTCGCCGAGCTTGCTATAGATCGCCTTGTTGGCGGCGACCCGTTCTTCCTCGGTCGGCACCTTCGCGCCCTCGCGCTCGGCGAACAGCGCGATGCCCTGCATGAACTCGTCGTTCGAGAAGCCCGCCTTGTGCGCGACCTGGCGCCAGAAGCCCAGCAGCGGGTCTTTCGCGTCGGGGATGAAATAGGTCTTGCCGGCCTCGAGCTTCGATACGTCCTCGGGCGCCTTGTCGAGCAGCACCAGATGCGCCGGCCAGTCCTTCGCCGGCGGTTTCAGCGCGTAATCGTCCGGCTTCGCCGGGCGCGCCTTCAACCGCTCGCCGTCGTATTCCTTCTGCCATTGGTCGCGGGTCTGGCCGAGCTTGGAGGCGAGCTCGGAATAGCCCTTGCCCAGCGCCTCGACGTTCGGCTGGCCCTTCGCCGCGTCCCAATACTTCTCGGGAACGAAATCAGGCCGTTGCGCCGCCTGCGTCGTTTCCGTCGTCGTCTCTGCGCTCGTCGTGGTCTGGGCGCCCTCGTCCGGCATGGTTCAATCTCCTCTCGATGATGGCGACGATGTAGCGTTGACCCTCGATGTGCCGGAGCTCGTCCGAGCTCACCGCGGGCCCTTGGACATGGTTGATGGTGATCGATTTCAAATAGGCCAGGAACTTCCCGCCGGCGTCGGTGCCGAACGTGAGCGTGGCCAGGGTGTTCAGATCGGCTTCCTCGGCCTTGCCGCGGATCACGCCATCCAGCCCGAGCGCGCGATCGGCGGCGCGCTGCTTCATCTGTTCGAGCCGCGTGGTCATGCGGACGGCGCCGAAATCTGCTTCTGCTGCCCGAGCGCCTGCATCGCGGCGATCGCCGCGGCGAGCTGCTTGCGCTCCACCGCCGGCCGCACCGTCGAAGCGGGCGCACCCCATTTTTCGCGCAGGAAGCCGAGGCCCTGTTGCGCGTCCTCGTACAGCGACACCTGCTGCGGGCCGAACAGCGAATTGCCCATTTCCAGGTAGCGCGCGTAGCGCAGAATTTCGTCCTGCGCCTGGGCGCGGGTGATCGGCGACAGCGGCCGGAACACCACCAGCCGCCCGTCGATCGCCGGCAGCTTGATGCGGCCCTGCTCGCGCAGCACATAGGCGACCCGGCGCACGTACTGGAACAGCAGCTCCACCACCAGCCGCGAATAGGGCCCGGCGCGGCGGCGCGCGCGGCGGGCCTTGCGCTCCAGCACCTCGGTGGCGGAAGGCGGCGTACCCTGCACCGGCCCCAGATCGTCGCCGAGCAGAATGTGCCGCACGCTTTCGCGCAGATCCTTCACCAGGTAGTCGGCGAAGCGCACGTCCACCGCGGTATCCACCCGCTTCAAGCCGGCCGAGCCCTTGGCGTAGGGAACGATGGTGCGCGACTCGAGCGTGATGTTGTCGAGGTTCATCACGCCGTCGTCCTCGGCGGTGAACAGCCCGCCGATGCCGAGATCGCCGGCCTCCAGCAGCATTTCGACCGCCAGGTTCAGCGATTTGATGTCGGGCAGCGCGATCTGCACCGGGCCGCGGCCGACCGCGTGCCGCGGCAGCCGCATGTAGCTGAAATCGACGAACGGCTTTGAGCCGGAGCCGCTGTACTCGCCTTCGTCGATCGCCAGCTTCTCGGCGATGTGCACGCAGCCGTAGCGCCAGGTCTCGGTGCCCTTCACCGACCAGTCGCGCCACTGGCCTTCGGCGAATTTCAGCATTTCATCCGGGCTGGATTTAGCCTTGTCCTCGATCTGCTGGGTTAGCGTGGCGTTCGGCCAGCGCGCCGCGACGTCCCCGGCGCGTACCTCGACCTGGCGGAACAGCGCGTCGATCGTGTCGTGCGGGCCCGTGTCGGGCAGCGCCTCGGACAGCGGGATGCAGCGGTTGCGCAGCGGCTCCACCGCGTCACCCGTCTCGGGCAGGATGAAGCCGGTGCCGATCGCCCAATCGCACATCGCCTCGCCGGCGACCGCGCGGAAATTCGAGTTGTTGACCGTGAGGATGATTTCCTCGGTCACTTCCTCCAGCGCCTTGTTCACCATCTCGTGCTCGGCGGCCGGCACGTCGCGGCCGGCGATCAGCTCGAACGGCTTGGAATCCGCCGGCCAGATGTCGTCGACCATCTCGGAACCGAGATCCTGCACCGCGCCGGGCGCCGTCGAATCGAACAGCCGTTCGGTGCGCGCCCGGTAGGTGGACCCGTCCGAATACACCGATTCCCGTAGCGGAACCGCGAATTCGTAGGCCTCGTCGACCACGGGCGCTATCTTTTCGCGGTTCTTCTTCGCGCGATCGAACCGCTTGAGGAAGGCTTCTACGTCGGTGGCCAAGATCAGCTTCCGAGCGTGCTGGAGAAGCCGAGCTCGCCGGCGGAGGACAAAAGCGCGCGCCGGCCGCGCAGCCCGCGGCGGATCGCGTCCTCCTCGTCGAGCCGCTGCTGCTTCAGGCGCTCCTGCTCGGCCTGCGCCGCCGCCGCCGCAGCAGCCGCGGCGTCGGCCGCCGAACGGTCGACCTTTGGCGCGCCGCCGCCGAACAACTTGCCCATCAGGAACCGCTCACCATGATTGCTCCGCGCGCCAGCAGCGTCCGGTAGAGCTGCCGGGGCGTCAACGCACAGCAGCGCCTCAGGCCCAGCAGCGCGGAGATCATGGTCACGCAGGTGCCCAAGAGCCGCGGCCGCGGGGTGCTGTGGCCCTCCACCGCCGCCAGCAGCACCGACATGGACGCGCTGTCCCTATGCAGCAGCGCCAGCAAGGCAGCACCGGCTTCGCGCGACAGCGCACGGACGAAAAACCCGTCGAAGGTCGGCTGCAGCACGATGTAGAGCCCGGCGGCCGAATCCCATCCGAACGCCCAGCAATCCTTGAAGCGCAGCCGCAGCAGCCGGTGCCACCAGATGCGCGATGGGCGGCCGTCGAACACCACGAACCAGGCTGGGAGGCGGTCCATGTTTATTTCTCCGACCACAAATGAGGCGGCAAAAAGTTACGCGCCCTAGCGCCGGGAACCGCCGGCGCGCC